TGTGATTCCGCCGCTAGGGATACTGTTCATATTGACTGGTAGAGCTTCGGCCATTTTGGAAGAGGTTATGCTGCCGTCCTTGATTTCTTCTGCACCGATAGAATTAGGCGAAACGGTTATGTAAGAGGTTTTTCCAATATTAAAGATTTGTAACTTTGAGCTAGCTGATGGAGCTGCCTCTAACACAACCGTATGACCGTCTCCTTTAACGGAGAACTCTGATTTCTGTAGTTCTTTGCCGGAAACGTTCACAGAAAGGCACATAGGGTTCAAAATGTCTGTCCCGAAGTCGAACTCTTTGGTAGTCCCGTCCCCGTCAAATGTCTTCACTATCGGGGTGTAATCATATTCAAGCAGAGAGGCGGACTGGTTAATCTCTATGTTTTCCCCGACAGCCGGAGCAACCTCAAATGTAACACTCTCCCCGTCATCGGTCAGACTATATGTAGACGGTGATTGCTTTACGCCATCTATGTAAATGTGAACTGTTGCCTTATTGCTGGTATAATTGGGGAGGGCAAATGTAGTGGTTGTTCCCGTACCAGTATATTCCACACTGTCGGCTGGAAATACTACGGTGTTCAGGTTGTTTCTTTTTACCAGTATATCCAAGACAGTTTTCACGTCAGCTGTTTCTTCTGGGACATCTGGGTGGTCAATCGTGTAAGCAATCTCTTGAGGCGTTAGGTATTTGAACAGGTTTACGAAGTTAGTCCCATCGTAAATAAAGAGGCGGTTCAGATCAGTACGCCAGTTCGGACGGCCGATGTCTGTAGAGGTCTGATCAGTAGTAAAAGCATTCCCAGCAAAGAAGTTAGAAGCATTCCGGTCACGCTCAAGTAATCTTCGCCATGTAGCAGAGATCGCTTCTGTTCCCTTAATATCCGGTAAAGTCTTGTCGTTCGTTGCCATTTCTCTCTCCTTAATTAGTAACCAGTTGCCAGCCAGCTAACCGTTCCTGTTGTGTATGTTCCAGGAAATTCAGTTGATTCTAGCATAAAGGTAAACTCTTTTGTGGTTTTAGTCAACACTTTTACTCTGCATGGTTCAGTGTAGTTAAGTATATTAAACATTAGCTCTTCGGGTGGGTAATAGTAGAATTTTACGAACTTAACCGTTGTGGGTTCTGTGGTGCTCGTAACCTCAACTGTCCCCCTACTAATAATATCTTCCACGTCCACATTCAGCTTAGCCCCGTAGATACCCAGTTTTGTGGACAGGTTATATGTACGCAGCCGAATGCCAATGATTGCTTTTTCGTAAGTATATTCACCTGGCACAAGCGGACGAGCATCTTCATACTCAATAGGTGTTCCCAGAGAAGCTATTGTCTGCAGATTGGATAAGGTCGTTCCGTTATCGTTAAATTCCACATCATTCAGGACAATATTCTTGTTAGTGAATGTAGCGTCCAGAAACGATACATATTCCTGGGTAAAGCGATCCAGTACCGATTCTGTCTTTTCCCCAACGTGCATATTTCTGGCAGTGGTTACAATCCAGCCACCCTCATTACCGTAAGTGTCCCAAGGCTGATTTGCACCGGAAGAATCCCACTTCTTGTCAGCCTCGTCCCAAGAGGTAGCCTTTTTCGGAATGTACTCCCAGTTATATACTTCGCCTATTGAGTTCGTTTCCTGTTCCATTTCCTACCCCCAGAAGTAGTTTTATTCAGTAATCGTGATAGTAAACGTATAGTTAAAAGACATATCATCATCTATACCTTTGGCTGAGAAGTAAGCCCTGTCAAACATTACACCGGAACTGGCTGCATTGAACAGTCCAACTTCGGCAATGCTAACGGATAAGCCTGATTTCTGTGGTATTGAGCCAGTGAATGTCAGTTCTCTTGTTGAGGCATCCCACACTCCCTCAATCTCTGTACGATAAACTTCTGCACCAAGACGGGTCATATTGTAGGTCGTCTCCGAGCCGTCCGTACCAAAAGCAAGATAAGAAATGGCTGGGGAACGTGATGTTTTATTGGACATCAGGTTAGCTATCCAGTCAAATCCGCTCTTCACGATCATATTATGCTTTTCCCAACAGGTAATCTCTCCTGTCCTATGATTGATTATCTGTCCATAAAATTTTCCACTCAAGTTCATAAGGGTTCTCCTATTTTCCTGTTAATATAATACTGGTCGAAACTGCCAACAGGAGTAGCTTCAATCGTTTCGTATGACTCAAAGTTACCATAGTCAGCGAAAAAGTAAAGTATTCTTTCGGTCGTTGTTTGGCTAATTCCGATGGTTATAAAGTCCACAGCTGCTGCATGCTTGAAGTCTATTACTATGTCTTTGTGGTCAGAACTTCTCATATAGAGCTTTCCGTTGAATGCATAGAGCTTCATGTATGCGTGGGTCTTGCTGTTGATAAGTGTTAGAATGTTGATGTCGTCTTCCGATTCGTCCGTTACTTTCAGCTTAAGCGTCAGGTAATAAACGTCAGGAATAGCAAGCCCCGAATCGTAGATAAGTTTGGTCGTATCCGTAAGTATTAAGCCTGGAGTGATACGGGAATCCTCATAGCTGATATTGTATTCATAAGACGAATAGATCTTCTCTTTGATGTCGTTTGTGTAGTTATCATAAGGGAAGCCGTAGAGAGCTGTATAATCATCAGGCTGTCTGTACTTCATAATAACTGTCTCAATCGTGCCGTCCGAATCGAGGCTCTTTGAGTTAATCCAGGAAATGTGAGCTTCTGTCTGGGTGTATCTGTAATGTAAGTCTTCCCATGTTAGACGGCTACCATAAGAGAATGCCTGTGTTTCGAGCCAGTTTCTTGCCCGAGTTTCTTTGTTTAATACGACTGGGAAATAGTGTTCGGCTCTGGTTACTTCCTGTTTCATTACCAAGGCTTTATCAACGTATTCAAGCGGCTCGAACCCATAAGTAATGCCCGGGAAGCCCTCTGCACCGTTATCCAGTTCAAGGATAACGTTTCTGTTTGAGAAGAGCTCTGTGTCAGGGTGCGTATATCTCGGGTTCTCACTATATAGTCCGGCACTGCTACAAGCCTTAATACAGAACACCGAATCGGCAGTGGCTGGCATTAAGATACTGGTGCTGTTCCCTTTCGCTCTGGCTACAAGAATCGCAGAGTTCCAAGCATTACCCTGTCTAATCTCATACTCAACGTCAGTCCCCTCTACTTGTGTCCAGTCAAAACGGATACGGTCTTGTGAAGTGGTGGCATAGAAAGCTGGCACATCATCTGGGGCATATACAGTGGTTGATAGGTAGGCTGGGATCATACTATAGAAACCACGATAGTTCTTTGCACAAACCATATAGTAGTGGGTGTCAGCGTCTGAAATCGTGTTAAATAAGGATGTCCCAGAGAAGTCGGTTGTGATGACTGTTCCCGTTTCCCAGTCAGTTCCCTCTCTGACTTCATACCCAGCCAAGTCAATATCATCAACAGCATCCCACGATAGCTGTACACCACTGATGGAGCGAACTACTTGGAAATTCTTTACGTTTGATGGGTAATCCATAGTATCTTCCACAATATATGTAAAGATTGGAGCTGTTGAGAATGGCGGAGTGATTCCAGTTGTTGACATAGGTAAGATAATAAACTGGTATTCTCCTGATGGGTGATCGGTTACGGTATTGTTATTGACTACCGTTCTCTTTACCCAGACATCTGAACCCATAGCCTTACTGTAAACAACGAGCCCACCTGAATAATAAGGGTAGGATGTGTCATATTCTGGCGTAATAGTAAGATCCGTTTCAAGATTAACTTTGTCATAATAGAGATAGAATGAGGCATCCAGGATATGTGGAATGTCATTAACTGATGGCAGACCAGAGAAAGAGGCCATACCAGAGAACTCCATATTATCAGAAGCGTCCCATTTATTACGGTTCAGTTCAAGAGCAGTTATTGTATATTGGTCGGCACTATCTTGGGACTCTGCAATGGAAACGATACGGAACGGTTTAGGCGTACCGGAACGTGTAGAGCCGGAAATTGTAAAAGTAGCCAAATCAGGAATGTTCTCTGGTAACGGTTCTTGGAGCGTAAATTCTTTCAGGCTACCAGAACCAGATACAGGATTGATTTCGTTCTCGTGCAAGCCCTCTGGAATGTTGAACTGGATCTTGTAAGGAATGCCAGCCTCCAGATATACACTATCTCTTAGGTAAACTGTCTTTCTGTCTTCACTGATACCTTTAATACGCCCTGGGATTGAATAACCAAGTACAGGGTCAGCAATAAGAATAATGTCAAAGTTAGAGAGGCATTGAGCTTGACGGTTCGTGGTAAACGTTACGGTGGTTACTTCGGTAAGAGCAGTAATCATCTTGTAGTAAGCTCTTCGCATTGCCTCACCCTCACGAATACAGCCCACAGCAATGAAGTCGTAAGTAATGCGGCCGTTCTCGTCAATGTCGTCCTGATTGTAAACTCTTCTGGTATCTGTCTCCCAACTCAGGTCAGGGTTCGTAAATGATACCTTGATGTCATTGTATCTGGTTTCTGGGGAGGTCATACTGTAAGAGAAGCCAGTATCTGTAACGTTCTCTGGCGTAAACAGGAATACAGCGTCAGCGTCTTTCTCTATATATAAGCGAAGATACCCTGTGGATTCTTCTACCAGTGTACCGTTAAACAATCCAGCCATGTAGACAGCAAATTCTCGACCGTTTGTGGCATCTGTTTGGAGCAAGTTACAAGTATAGCGAGGTTGAGTTCCGCCCTTGCCATCGCTGACCAACTCATCACACCACTTACCAGCCTCGTAGCAGTCCCATTTATCAAGGTTTACAGTAGAGAAAGCATTTACCCCATAGCGGTCGTTCATCACAAAGTCATACAGACACCATGCTGGATTGTCTGACCAAGCTCTTTTAAACGTGCCGTCCCACTCACCATCATACTCTCTGGTAACTGGATCATAGTTAGATGGGATACGGATTATTTGGAGCTTATAGATACCATAAAAGCTGGGGACACTCGTTAATTGGTTAGAGTATTGTAAGTAGAGGTGAGCGAGGGCTGTGTTCGGAAAAGAGACGGCTGTGGTCACTCCGTCTTGGAACGATTCCCAAGAAATAGTGTTGAACGTTGAGGAGTTGTCACCGTCGGCTGTCTTTTTGGTTATTCTAATTTCGTAAGGTTCGTTGGCTCTTTCCACCTCTATCCTAATTTCGGAAACAGTCGTACCGGAGATTTTTCCTTTATAGATGATTGGTTGTCCAGAGGAAGTTACGTTCTTCCAAGTCTTGTCGGATAACTTCTTGTACTCGAAATTAACTTCCATAGATCCAGCTTCCATACTCTTCTTACCTTGACTCATAAGAGTAGTAATGGTCATACGGAGCTCTATAAAGTCAATGTCCCCCGTTTCTGTCTGCCTAACAACCGGAGTATTATAGGCTAACTGTACGCCAACCGATGTAGACTTGGCAGCTCCACCCAGATAATAGCTGATTTCTTCGTTATCAGATCCAGAACCAGGAAGTATCTCAAGTTCCAGATCTTCAAAGTTATAATCCCCTGAAGCATTCTGTAGGGCCGTATCTGAAACATAAAAGCTCCTTGCTCCATCTTCCAATCCCTCGATTTCTCCCTCGCAGATACCCAGAACAATCTCTGCACGATCGGTTGACTCTTCTAGGTTAATTGTTCTGGAAGAGCTTAGACTGCTACTGGATGAGCTGTCGAATAGACTTGACGACGCTACTCTATAAACTGCACGAATGGCCGATGATACTGATGACATTACCCCACCTCCACTGTTCTCAATATAGACGATGTTACATTATAAGAAATATAATGTCCACCGATTCTGAATAAACCATAACCGAAAGGAATACGAGTGCCAGCTGCTGTGGTGTTTGAATTTGCCCCGTTTAAGTATTTAGAGTTAGTTGATTCCTCTGATGAAGTGTTATTTGTAGCAGTCGGGAAGAGGATATTCATTACACCAGTTGCTATAAGAGCCATACCAGCTGTGGACAAGCACTGGTTAGCTGTCACTGCCCAGTTACCAGTTGTTGCCCCTGCTTGAGCTGTCCCGTTGGCTACTGTACCACCTGTTGACGTTACCCCATAGCTACCACCAAGATAAGTACCAACAGCTATAAGGGTTGCCCCGATAGCTATTCTGGCAAAGCTCGATTTGGCTGTCTTAAACATTGGATAAACATGGAGCTCGTCCGTAAAGAGCGGAACATACATAGCTTCCTTGGTATCATAATCTTTTACAACTACTTTCCACCGACCAATATCCAGAGGAGCTTTCAATTCTTTTTTGTATCTGGTGGCTATAATCTTAAGAGCCTCTACTGCTGTGCTTGCGTCTAATACTATCTTGTTCTGCCCTGTCTTATCTCTTAGCTGCCCATGAAGATATACGGTTACTTTACTCATTATGCCTCCACTGTCCGTAAGATTGAAGAAGTTACATTGTACGAGATGTAATGACCAGCTACGCGAAATAATCCATAGCCAAAAGGAATACGAGTACCTGCAGCTGTTGTATTTGCATTTGCTCCATTAAGATATTTGGAATTGGTTGACTCATCTGATGACGTATTGACAGTAGGTGTAAACAAATATTGTAAAGCACCTGAAAGCATCATTCCAATACCGAACTGATAACAGTAGGAAGATATGGGGTTACCTGGAAAGAAGTAATCAAGAACGGCACCAACTACAATAAGAACCACTCCAGCTATTATATTACCCAGTCCAGATTTCGCCGTCCTAAAGTCAGGGTAAAGGTGAATCACGTTATGTCGGATTAGTCCCATAAGTTTTTCTTTGGTTTCATAATCTCTCACCCGTACTTTCCACCGACCAATATCAAGTGGAGCTTTTAACTCTTTCCTGTAGCCGTTTCCGATAGCAGACACAGCTTCAAAGGCAGTCTTAGCATTGGTTTCGATGTAGTCTCTCCCCAACTTCTCCTTTATAAAACCATGTAGCATTACCTTAACTCTCAATGTCTCCCCCGTTAAGATTCGTTGATCAGCGTACCGTCCATTATCCGAAACTTATGCACACCGTTATCACCAACTATATAATGAACCAGTCTCGGGTAGCCCATAAAAGATTCGTAGTCCTCGTGGCTCAGGTTTGCATTAGCTCCTGGGTGTGTATGAAATGTTCCGATTGTTTCCGGTAAGTCAAGTTTATCCATATCATCAAAGGACATCTCGTATCCAGCAGTTGGATCTTCACAGACGTTCGGACACTCAACTATTCCCGAGGTCGTTATCAGTCCGCCCCTTTCTGGACCTTTCTTGCTGTAATAGTATAAAAGCTCTGATTCTTTCATCTTGACTTAAATCCATTCTCACCGTAGGTTTGTTTATCTTTAGGTCCTTATGCCTAAATACTCCTGTAGTCGTATTTTTCCACAGTTTGCAGTAAGTGTCAATAGCAGATTTACGACCATAGAAGTGATGTAAAATTTCCCCGTTCCCAATATAAATAGCAGCATGACAGGGAACGCTTGACTGGATTGCCATAAAGATCAGGTCACCCACTTCCCACGTTCTCATTAAATCGGACGGAACTTGCCTAAACCCCTCATTCTCTACGTTATCCATATAAAGGTTAAACTCTTCTGGATGATCCCACCAGAAGTCAGGGCGTGCATAATTGGTAAGAGTAATCCCAAACACTTCTGAATAAACTCTCCGAACCAGCCCGTAGCAGTCTGTGTCTCCATGGACAAAGTCGATTCCCACATACTGTCTAAATGTATCTCTGCTAGGTAAATCAATAACTGGCATAATCCCTCCTATTTGAATGTTACTGTCGGGAAGTCTGGTGGTAGGTATTGTCTTGCTGGAACGTAGAAATTGTTACCGTCCATTGGGTTTCTTAGCTCGAACTCTACATAGTGCTTGTTAATAAGTGTCGGATACCAGATAAGCCACATTAACATTTGGTAAACAGGACGATCCGCTTCCAAGTCTCTTCTCAGCACACGATAACGGTAAATGTAGGCTTTATCCATTTCGCCATCAAGAATAACCTTAGAGAACACACCGTCAGGGTTCACTATCTGTAACTTCGGACGGGATACTTGCTCGTCAGAAGAGACCTCATAGCCGGAAAGAGAAATAGGTAACGATTCCCAGTCATTACCACCCCAAGAAATAGGATCACCGTTCTTTATATAGAAATTAGAACCAGAACGTAGTTGAATATGAAACAGGTCAACGTAAGCATCAGCCGTTAGCTTCAGGTTCTCTTCTTTGTGACTGTCAGGAATCGCCATTGTCATTATGCAAATACTTCCTTGAGAACAACATTAAACTCACTCAGAACGCCATGTCCCGATTCGATTCCCTCAGGTATTTGCAAGGGAGAACTAAATCGTACATAGGTCGCCCCATAAATAGGAGAGTTATAGATGAAAGTCTTGTAGTTCAGGTGGCTCAAATAAAAGGCTTCAAGTGCACCCATATTATTTTTGTCTGCATTCGTTTCGGTGTCTACAACTTCTACACCATTTACAGTCTTAAGATAATACTTATAGCCCTTAAATGTCAAGGTGAATTGTTTAAGTGGTGGATAGTCCTCACCAGCATCGAATGAATAACCACCTCCAAAAGAAACAGTGAACCCAGTTGCTTGGTAGTCTACTTTCACTGTGTGCATCATGAAGTTATCAAAATTGTCCATTGTATCTGTTGCCATTGTTGCCTCCTAAATTGCTCCCATTGAAATCTGTTTAACCAGTTTCTTGGTCTGTCCGCCTTTGATCATATCCTGAGTGATCGTTACAATTACGTCATTCGGGGTCATTGCCTGTTGTTCTTGCTGGCTGACTACATAAACGTTTACTGTTCCGCCAACGCCTGTATTTCCGCCATTCTCTGTGTTCCCTCTGGCTGCCTCAAGATCACTGGTAGAAGAGGAAATCGTGCTGCCAGTGTTTGTATTCAACTGGTCAAGGTAGTCTTGTCCGATTGCGTCAACAGCTGACTTCTTGAGCACATATTCGCCAGGCATTAACTTGGTCAGCACTGAGTCTCTGTTCTTTTCTGGGCCAACTACTACACCGCCTTGAGCTGACATTGCCCAAGTCTTAAGTGCAGTCCAACCAGCTTGTACCAGACCGCTACTAGAAGATGACTGTGTACTATCGCTTGCCCCTCCGAAAAGTGCTTGCATAGCTGCGTTGGCTGCATACTTGACGGCGATGTCTCTCATAGCCTCAATCACTGCCCGTCCGAATGACTTGAATGCATTGGAAGCCGAATCCGTACCGTCCAGAATAGTCTTAAAGAGTGTCTGTGCCTGATCGGTAGCCGTCTCTAATGCAGACGTGGTCATCTCTGAGCTTAAACTGGTCAACCAAGTTTCACTGGTATATTTTCTGTTATTTACCTGCCAAGCATTGAGAGCTCCACTTGCCCCCTCAGTAATCTTCTCTGAGGTGGTATATTTCCGGTACTTCTCAAGATATTCCTGTTCAGCATTACTCTTTTCTATGTTCTCGTTAATGTCATCCAGCTTGCTCTTGATGTCGGTTTGCTTGGATTCCATTTTCTTCCAGGTGTTCGCAGCGGCATCATATTTTTGTTTCAGTGATGCTAGCTGGGTTACGTTATTCTGGTCGGCATTCTTGTAAGCAGCTTCGGCATCTTCATAGTTTTTCTGAGCATTCTTAAAGAGATCACTGTTCGTTAGTTTGTCCAGCTGTTCTTGTAATTTAGCAGCATAAGCAGCCTGTATATTTACTAGGTCACGATTAGCTTGTTCCTGTTGAGCTGCCAATGTAGCAGACAATCCAGTTGTATCCATTCCAGAACGTTCGGCTGCAGCGATGTAACCCTCTGTCTTTCTGCTTTGGGCATTGTTAGCGAATACAGCATCATTGTACTCAGACTTTGCTTTACTCAGTTCAGCGTCTATCTTGTAGAAGAACCAGTCTGTCTTAAGCATTATCTTATCTAAACGGGTAGCATTTTTAGCCATTGTGGAGGCTTGTTTATCCAGTACCTGATTATAAGACACAGATGCCTTACGAACGTCAGCAAGAGTCGGAATAAGGTCAGCCATTTCTTCTTTTGTGTAGCCAAGTTGTGTAAGCATCTGGCTCGTAGACATTTCGGAGTTGTCTTTATTTAACCAGTATCCAGCTGCTTCTTTAGAGGTTAGCCTTGAAATGTCTGTAGTTCTATGCTTTTCTTGGTAACCACTAGCTGCTAACGAAACCCCTATATACTTCTGGGCTTGCTTTACGAACTCGTCTTGTGTGATGTTTTTCTCGGACATTGCAGCTTTGGCAGCCTTAACAGCAGCTTTACCAATAACAACATCAGATCCCTCAACAGCTGCCACGATTACCTTAGCCAGCATATTTGCATTTTCGTCAACATTGGTCATAAGGGAATTGGTTTGATCAGAGAGGCTACTGCTGAACATCTTGATAATCTGTTCGTCAGTAATGTCTCCGTTTACTTTCTGAATGTCATCAAATATCTTAGAAATCTGCTCTGGGTCTGCTCCAAGGGCTGCTGCAAATGATGTCCTGTCTTTTGCCTGTTTAGCTGCTGTCAGTTTCTGCTGGAGTTCTTCCGTTACTCTTTCGGTGTCCAGTACAGCCTGATTATACTTTTCCTGAACCTCTTTGGCCGTCATTCCCTCAGCCGATGCAGTCTTAATCTCCCCAGCCAATTCTTTTGTAGAGCTTGCGGCTGACTTCATTTGGTTCTCAAGGTCATCAATTACGTCTGAGAAACCCTCTTTGATTGCTTTTCCTGTTTCAGCTGTATTTAATTCATCTAATGCCTGATACTTTGCAATCATCTTATCCAAAACATCAAGCAGCGGATCGCTTTCGTCAGTTATGCCTACAAGTTCTGTCTTTATGGATTTCAAACGATCAGCTGTTTGTTTAAGACTTAGACCGTCACTGACATAGTCTTCAAAAGCTTTATAGAAGTCTTGCATCTGATCGCCGTATTGATCTAATATAGACTGATCACTAAAGACATTTTTAATAGCCGATTCTGCTTTGTCACGAATATTTTTGTTTCCAAATATATTTCTTACAAAGTCACCAAAGTTTACTACGTCTGTGTCAGTTGGCACAGCTTGTTTAGCACGATTTTGAATAGCTGTCCTAAAGCTGTCTCTAACATCCTTATTTCCGGCTATATTTCTTATAAAGTCACCTAGATTTACTAATTGATTACTTATATCTTGCGGATTATAAAAGCGTGACTTAAGAGGTGATAGTGTCCCCCCACGAGTACTGTCTGATTGTTCACGAAGGGCTTTAAGGTTTGGCATCATATTAGCTAAGGTATCGTTGCCAAATACTTTAGCTACAGCTTCTCGTCTTCGTTTATCTAAGTCTTCTTGTTCTCCAGTTACTTGACCTAGCCAATTCTTGAGTTTTGATGGTTTACTCTCGGTTAAAGAGAGAACTTCTTGGGCTGTAGTTGCCGAGGTTTGGAGCTGGTCAATAAGCTTATCCATTTTAATATTATTCAGTTCCTTGAGGGCCTTTTCTATGTCCCCAAGACTAGCTGAAGTAATGTCCAAGAGGTTATTAGCTTCTGGGAATCTCGAGATAATCTCCCGAGCAAAAATATTACGTTCGGACTCAGTGTTAAGCTTTTCTTGATTAGAGTAGAGCTTATCCAGCATAGTCTGAGCTTCACTTAGACTGGTTTTGGCTTCTTCTACCTTACCTGTCTGCTCTTCAAAAGCGGCCGTTGCTTTCTCTAATTCGGACGTGAACCAGTTATATCTCTTACTTAACGTATAAACAATATCAGCAACAGCAAGGAATACACCTACCCAACCAACTTTACCAAATGTAGCTGCTAATAAACCTAATTCTTTTGCCTTTTTTATAATGTC